CTTCATTGTTTCGTGTTTGATTAGGCGGTGAATAACGAACATATCATCACAGCGATTCAAAAAAGCCTTACCACCTTCAATGTGGTCTTTAAGTGGAGGCTTCAAATGTCCTTTCCATTCTCCGTCTTGGTATAGGTTACCTGTTCTACCTGATTCGGAGTTAGGGTGCGTGTTTATGTAAATAGTCATTCCTGTTTGATTGACAAACTGCCTTGCTCGGTTCATAAATTCGTAATTCCCTGAAAAGCTCATCTCTCGGTCTAAACCTGTAAATGGGTCTATAAGTCCTACATTAGCACCGCTCTTTTTAAATAGCTCAAGTATCTCATCAGGTTTGTACAATTTAGAGTTGTCTATGAACGTAAAGAACTGCTCCAAGTACGCAAGGTCTCCGCTGATTTGTGAGTGGCTTAATTTGCTGAAGTGTTTACCTCGGTACATTTGAATCATATCACGCAAGATTTGACCTTTTTGATTCTCTCCTGACCAAATGCAGAACGTTAGTCCGTGTTTAAGTGCAAGCGTAAGAAAGTACCAATTTATCCAATACGTCTTACCAACGTTGTCGTGTCCTAAAATGATGTTTAGTTGTTTAGGCTTGAATCTTAAATGCTCGTCTAAAAAGCAGTCAAGACCGAGTCCTTGTTTGATTTTACCATCTCGCACATCCAAGAGATATTGTAGTGCGTCACCTTGTTTACTTAACATAGTCCTAATTTACGTGCTAATAATAATTCTTTAGGCTCTTCAGTCTCTTTTGATTTATTACGTTCTTGCACGTTTTTATTCCAAGTTGCTAATCTACGTTCAATACCCCAAGCCTTCTCCATTTCAAATCTCATTTTTTTACCTTTAGCATTGTGTTCAGTCCAATAAGCATAAAACTCATTAAGCATCTCTTTACCATAAAGTTCTAAAAAAGGTTTCAATGTATCAGCAAATTTTAATTTGCGCTCTTCTATAGTGTATTCTACTTTCTCTTCTTCTTTCTCTTGTACTTGTACCAAAGGGGCTTCCTTACCCCCTTGCGTAGGGTCTTGTAAAGGGGTTTTAGTCTTGTCTTCAAAACCTTTAACTTGCGCATCAATAGAGTGTTTTTGGCTTATGTAGGCAAACTTTGCCATACCAGTCAACGTAGTCTCTTTACCTGTAAACTGCCGCAACATTACTGCATCATAAAACGCAAGCCTATCCTTGTCGTTTAGTTCCATAGCTACCTCCCAATAGCTACGATAAAATTTAACTGCTTTTCTTTCACTCATCTTACTGCATTAAAACGAAAAACCCCATTCAGATTTCGTGATGCAGCACTACTCTCCAAATGAGGTTTAAATAATTTCTTTACTTGGGACTGCATTCCCGTCTACAAATATAACGTATAACTATCAAAAAAGTTGCATCAGCTATAAATTTTTTAATGCGTTTTGATATGCTTGGTGTGCTTTTAGTTCGCAATCGAATAAGCCGAGATATTTTTTTCTACCATTTATTTTAATATTAGATTGCCATTTTTTATGTGTTTTATGCCAACACACTCCCTTAAATTTACTTGAGTATTTTCCTTGCGTTTTACAAGTATTAAATCTATTAGTAACTATTTGCAGATTTTCTAATCTATTATCGCTTGGGTTGTCGTTTATGTGGTCAATTACTAATTCCCATCTATTTGGTTTATGCCCTAGGAATGCTATAGCCACAAGTTGATGTACAAAAAAAGCTTTTGATATTGAATCTTTATGCACACTTACAATAAGATGTCCGCCTCTATTTTTTCCCGCTTTTAATATTTTACCATTATGATTTCTGACTCCTCCAAACCCAGTAACCCACTCTTTAGGCAAACTCTTAACTCTACCTAAATTACTTACCTGATACAATCCTTCGTAGTCAGGTACATCTTTCCAAATTTCTTCCATAGTTATTGATTTTCGTATTTACCTAATTTTATATGTCGCTGAATCTTCTTAAACTGCGTGTATGTTTTTGCTTTTAGAACGTCTTTTATCAAGTCAGGTGAATCATCGTAGTAAGGAAGCGTTGCACCGTATAAGACTTCGTCTATTTTCTTTGTAGATATCTTGTAGTCTTCGTATCCGAACCGATGTAAGTCTTCGTGTTGACGTAGTCCGTGAATAATAGTTGAGTAATGCTTACCACCAAACATATTACCGATTTCAGTTAGAGTATAGTTCATTTTGCGCAGTTCGTTGTAAAGGTAGTACCTGCGATATAAATAATCTCTGCTGCGGTTCTTTGATTTCAAGCCGTATTCATTGATAAGGCTTTCTATAATTTCTAATTTGGTCATTTCGGTTCGATTGGTGTTACTATAAATTTTCCGTCATTGTATCTGCCTGTCACAAGTAAGTCGTGTTTTTTCCAATAGGCTAAAGACTGCGATGTGAGTATCCATTCCTGAACTACTGCCAGTCCTATTTTGTATGTTAGTTTGTATCTCATTTTTTATCTTCTAATTCATAAATATATTTTAACAATCCTCTGAATGTCCAAGTATTTAAAGTTCCATTACTATATGTTCTTGTTACAACCTCATCATATATTGGAAGTTCGTGTCCATCTTCTGTCTTTTCTTTGCAGAAGTTTCTTAATAAAGTTCTTGCTAATTCTTTTGTCATAGCTTTTCAATTTGTTGTTTTACTTCTTCCCAATAATCTATTATTAGTCTATTTTGCCAATGATGCTCGTGTAAAGCCTCAATTACTTCATTAACTGCAACCAGTGCGCACATAACTGAATCCTCGTATAACTCATCGTGCATCAACACGGATGAAAATTGCTCTACTAAATCTATTGCTTTTTCTCTCGGTGTCATAGCTCTTGCATTTTGATTTCACAAATTCGATTGTATAAGTCGTGGTTAAAGGATGTCCAAAATCGGTTCACTTGGTAGTTATTAAATGCCCCACATATAGCCCTCGTCGTTGTAGGCTTCAACGTAGGCATCTTCAAACGTGTTGTCCTCGTAAAGCCTTTCAAGGCAGTCATCGCATTCTCTTGTTTGTTTAATAGTGAGTTTTTCATCGTAGGTTTTTTTAGTGATTTTATAATGAGCGTAAGCATCGTAAATTTTAATTTCGTATTCGGCAAGGATTTCTCCGTTAGTTTCCGTATCTCCTTCATCCCATAGCGTTACCATCAGGTAAACAAAATTGAGTTCGCTTGGCGAGTAAACATCAAAATCTTTAAGTTCAGGTACAATCATCTTATTTGAATTTATCGTTGTAAACGTGATTCATATATTTGTCAAATGACGGCTTTAGTTCGTAGGTCTTCTTTTGGTAGGTCTGCGTGTCCGTTGTTTTAGCATCCAACACTGGGTAGCTATTTGTGCTTTGCAACCAAATCAAGAAAAACACGATTAGAACTGCAATGACTGCACCTGCTAAAGTTTCTTTCTCGTCCTGATTCAATCCCTTGAACCAAACTACATACTGATTAATTGTTTTCATTCTCTTCGATTTTATCTAAAATGTTTACTAATGCACCCCATTGCGCTTGGGTGTGTAGCGTACCTCGGTCATCATAACCGAAGTATTTACGTTGTTCCTGAAGCTCTGCGTAAAGCTCTCGTTCTTCGTTGAAGATTAGTTCTAAAATTTCTTCTTTTGTCATAGCGTTTAAAATTAATGTGCGTTACCGAGTCGCACCCCTCGTTTTGATTAATATAATGTCTTTTCGTATTTGATTTTATCATTTAAGATTTCAGTAAAATCTTCTACTTGAAATTTTGCAGAGATGCTATCATATTTTGATAAATCCGCAATCATTAATTTTAAGTTGTTGATTTCGTTTGTTACGATTTGTCTTTCGATGTTTAAGTCTTGTGTTTTCATAGCGTTTGTTTTATTGTTGTGCCTTATTGACCTTACAAAGATATACACAAATATAAAGATAGCAAACTTTTCCACAACTTTTTTTAACATTTTTTTAGATTTCCTTATTTTACAAGGGTTGTAGACGCAAAGTTTTTTTTACGTTTTAAGGATTTAGCCTGATTTTGTGACAACTTTCGTCAGGTTTTACCCTTACTTTGTGACATAACGTACCCTATAAGGTACAATATATTGTGATTTCGTCCTTTTTATGACAAATTATTACCTATCGGGTATAAATAATCACACTTTAAAGTGGGTTTGATGTGCAATATAATATGCAGAAAGTCGGAATTTTGCCGTTTGTGTATACTATATCAAACAAAAAAGCCCCCAATTAAGGAGGCTCTTACGCTATGAATAGTGGCAGGTGTCACAAATATACTAAAAGATGTGACTCAAGCGTGCAATTTGTCCGTGTTTTTTATGATGCAGGAATCCTTCGATAGCTTTTGGAGCATATTGATACCCGTTGCGGTGGTGCCAGGAATCAGTTCCTGATGCAGAGCGCAAAGATTCTACGGTTACTCCCTGATAGTCTTTGGATAATTTGTGGTGAACGTGATGCATATAAACATACCTGTGTTTGGTTAAGCTCCAATCCATAGGAAATTCGGTAGCCAACAAAAGCGGTAAGTCCTGCTGCTTCGCTCCGTCTCCGTGAGTAGTGCCGATTAAGTTCTCTCCGTATCTATAAGCCTTGCGATGTTGAAGAGAGCAGTCGAAAGTAATGTTTGCAGCTTGACGAAAATGTGTTTTGATACAATCAGCAAGAAAGAATCCGTGAGTGTAATCGTGGTTAGAAGGATTGAACACAAAATGCACATCAGCCAAAGCAATGAGTTTTTCAAGAATCTCAACATATAATTGTTTTGCGGTTAGAAAATTACGATACCACATCCCATCGGTGTCTTGTGGAGTGCCTGACGTGGTAGTTCGTCTTGGAGTATCTATGTGGAGAATATCGTTTCCACCAACGAATAGAATCTTATCTATATGAAAGCCTGCGGACTTGTCTAAAATGCCTTGTACGCCCTCTAAAACACGTTGTACGGCTATTTGAGAGTTGTATTCTTCACCAGTTTCAAACGCATCGCATAATTTACCTATGTGGATGTCAGCAGGGTCTATAACTAACAGGTGTCCTTCTTCGCTTTGGGTTCGTGTTATTGTAGGATAATGCGGAGAATGCTCGACAATCGAGTTGATTAGCTCATCTTTAAACTTGTCAAAGTTGTCTTGTTGTCCGTTAAAGTTTGGATTTTTAAAGAATAGTGATGCTTCTTTGTTTTTTATCCATCCGTGTTTGACGTCCTTTTCGTCCAACCCAAGTGAGTTAGCTTCTTTTTTTATCGCTCGATACTGATTGACTATTTCTACTTCGTCAGGTTTTAAGCGATAGCGTGTTTGTTTCATAGTGGGTTTTTAAAGTTACGCAGTAGCCAGTTTGTTATCATTCCTACTGAAAATCCTAAAACTAACAATAATATATTAGGTTTAGTATTTTTATGTTTCTCCGTTTTCCATTTAACGACCTCGACTTTTTCAATCATTTTCAAGGTATCTCGCTTGAGTCTATATTCAATTCGTGTTTGTAGCCTTGTTTTAGGCACGTAGGAGCGCTTGTAACGCACTATCGTATCTTTTTGGACTAATACCTTTTCCCACATTATAGAGTCTCTTAAAACGTACGGAATTGAGTCAATAGAATTTATGACAAAAGTGTCAGCTACCTCCTCGCAACGATAACCCTTGTCAAAGGCTTTACGGACGTGGTAATTAACCGAGCAAGATGTCGCAAGTATAGTAGATATTAGCGACAAAATCAGTTTACTTCGCATACTCAAAGTGCATCCAATCATAGTTCTTTTCTTTACCGAGTGAAATGAATCCGTGTTTTTCAAAGATGTCAATCATTTCCTTGTATTCAGGACGAGCGAACCGTGCAGTCTTGCTTGTTTCTTTTAGCGTGTTTCTCGCAGGGTCTAAATCTATTGCAATTCCAAAAGCGTGCTTACTCCAAGACGAACCGCCTCGCATCTTGCGGTAGTTAAAACATCCTCCGTAAAGGTCTATTCCTAACTCTACAAGGCGATTGTACCCATACACGGATAAAAGCTCGTTAAACACCTTTAAAAAGGCATCTGCTACGTCCTTATGGCATCGCATCTTTGTTACCATTGTTTTAGTATCCCAAGCAATGCGCATAGGATAAGGCAGTTTGATTGTAGTTAGATACGTTCCCTGTTCGTTAGGTAGTCCGTATTTTGCTATGGCTTGTGCAGTTGTTATCATTTCAATTCTTCTACTTGCTCTTTGCTACGCTTAACAAATTGCATAAATTTTTCCCAAACATTGATACCAGTAACCGAGAAGTAGTTTTCGTTAATGCTCTTAACTTCCGTGAATACGCAGAATGCAGTAAATGCTTTTGTGAGCAGAAGGTCTACCGAAATGAAGTAGGCTAATAAATCAGCAAGGATAAACTTTTCAAGCAAGAAGATAAATACTATCGCTCCGCTATACAAAAGGCTTTTAGAAATCGTGTTAGATAGCCTGCGAGAGCGTATTGATGCCCATCCGTTTTTCTTTACGCTGCGCCACACTCCGAATCCCATATCTAAAATGATAGTAGCAACTGCCATTAGTACCATAGGCTTTACAGGTGCGAGTACGGCAAAGAGTGAAAACACGAATAATAAAAATTTAGATTTCATTATTCAGCAGGTGTATAGGTTATTTGTTCAAGTTCTAATAACTGCTCACGAATCTCGCTAAAGTTTGGGTCATCTAATACCTCAAGACCTACGATAAATCGGTCGCTTCCATCCTTGACAAATAGCAACTCGCTTGCATTATTCTTGTAGCCATTTAAGGCATTGTACTGTTCTTCGTTTGGGTGTAAAACTATCATAGTGAAGATTTATATGTGTTCCAAGTATTGATAAAGTCAGTGTGTTCTGCAATCATTGAAGCTCCCATCGCATACGCTGCGCAGGTGTGCGCTCCATAAGTTGTTGCTGAACGCAAAACCCATTGATTTGCACTATCCATTGCAGCAGATAGTTGAGTATTTGATGCACCTGTCGTACTATTATAAAGAGTTACGTTGGTTGATGAAGTTCTATGAATTGATTTTGTGTTTGCCGTAGCAGTAAAATCAAATGAAGTTAGCAAGCTATTTGCACTTCCAGCATTTATTCGTTGCGCGGTTGTTGCTCCTCTCACAATTGAGTTTCGACCTGCATTCATATTTCCATCAAATCTACCTGTTCCGCTAATAGTATGAGTAAAGAAGTAGCGAGATGCGTTGTTCTGCGTGTACTGCACTCCTTGAGTCAAAGGGTTGAAGTTTGTGTCTATATAGCTGCTCGTGCCGTTTCCCATCAAACCACCATTGCTCACAAACGTAGGAGCGTTTACAAGTGTTGATTGATTAGCGTTAGGGTTCTTCCAATTGAGCGTGCCGAAGTCTGCACCACCATCTTGAGCGAACACATAGAACACGTCAAGTTTTGCCCAAACACCATCAGCTTTCATTGAAGTAAGTAAGGTATTCTGCTTGAGTTTAACTGCATCACTTGGTAAGGTGTAGCCGAGAGCAGTAGCTCTATCTAAAATTGCTTGGTATTCATCTTCGTATGCAAATCCTACAATATCCGTAAGTCCTGCCCAAGATACCTCGTGAGATTCTCCCCAAGAAATGGAGTTATTGACTGCGCCTTGTCCCCAACCAATTGCATTGTTTGATGCGCCATCTCCCCATCCGTTGCTATTTGCCATTTTCTTGTTTGCTTAAATAGATTCGTAATTTTTCTACATTCGTGTTTTTAGGGCTATACTTCAAACCCTTCGGTCTGTTCTTTTTCATATAAACCAAGAAGTGTAATTATTCGTAGTGTCAGGGTACATATCTTGGTCAACGTTTTGATTATATTCAGGGAATAAATCTTGGTTGAAACTCATATAACTGATAAAACGCTCCGTGTAGTGTTGAGCAATTTGTCTCTCTTTCTCTAACAAGAAGTCTACTTCGTTTTTCTCTACGTTTTCAGCGTTCTCGGACGAGTGCTTGTAAACACCTTTGTTAGCGATTGTGTAAGCTGCGAAAGGAAGATATTCAACCATTGACCAATGTATCAGCATAGGCTTTACATACGTCTCTACAAGGCTCTCGTAGTTGCCTAATAGCGTACCTGCGATAATGTCCGCTTGTAGCTTCTCAAGTAGTTTAGTACCCAAGTAGGTTTGTATGTGGATGTCCTGCGCAATCTTAACGAACTGAATGAACTTATCAGTATCTACATTGCCGTTGACTGCGGTAAAACGAACTATATCGTCTCTTGTTATAAGTAGTGCCGTTGCCATTATTTCTTGCCGTAAATAGGGTTAGTAGGTAAAAAGCCGTTGTAAGGCATATCAACAGGACGCACAAATACTTCTTGTGGATTCCTAACACGATATCCTGCCTTTTCTGCTTTGTTAGTGCTGATAGTTTTAGCGTTTGGACTGGTAGGGTCTATTCCCATACCCTCTTCGAAAGATACATAAGTTCTACGCAACCATTTATGATGGCAGTTGCCTCCACCTTTAAACTTAAAAATGTCGTATGTAGAAGCTCCGTTTGCACCCCATCCTGCATTCACAGGTTGATTGCTCATTCTAACGATGTCTTCTTTGCGATAAACTTTGTTTGCAGCAGTCATCTTCTTGCAGAACTCACGAGATTTGGCAGATGTGTCACCTGAATAAACGTAGCGAGTGATGAATTTGAATCCGTCAATAACTTTATCCTGTTCGGATTTGGCTTTAGGGTTTGCAGTTCCTGTGCTTACAAAATTGTAAACTTTAGATAAAAGAGATGGCTTACGATTGCTTGCCGTTTCAATTTCTGCGTCTATAGCGTCTTCTTGCTCAAGGTCAACCTCAAACTCATCAATTAATACCCACTTTTCGTTAGGCATCTCTCCGCACTCAATAAGTGCATCTGCGATTTCGTTGTCAAGAGCTTCGTGTTTACTTAACTCCGTACCTGTTTCCTCTGCAACTTGCTCTTCAGTTACTGCGTTTTCCAAGTCTACAAACTCAAGCGGCTTGAGAGTCTTGAAGAATAGGTTTAAAGAGATGTTGTTAAATGATAGAATCTTGTCAATGGCATCAATTATCTCCTCTTGGAAAGGCTTAATCACCATATTATTGAAAAGGATAAACGAGTTCTCAAGCTCATCAGCGTTAGACGAGAATCCGTTAGACGATGCCACACCAAAAAGAAGCGGTGACGTGACGTTGTGTCCGAGCATAATCTTACGCAAGCACTCTTCACTCAAATAAGTATAATGCTGCGGCGCGTCATTTAGTGGGATGTCCTCAACCGTAGTACGAGTATCCATATTGTCGTTGAACGCTACGATTACTTTTTGACCTTTACTACCAGTCAACTTACCGAGAACCTTCGCAGAGATGATTTCCTGCTGCTCAAGCGTAGGCACTCCGTTGTTGAAGTTAACTACTTTAGTACCGCTGAATCCGTTTTGAACCTCGTTGATAAGGTAGTCGGATATTTCCTCTTCCAAAAGTGCATATGGAACTGCTCCCTGATAGTCAACGTAGGAATAGTATTTCATTCCGACTGAATAAGGTTTGCTGAATAGGATTTCTACCTTCTCATTAGTAAATCCAAACGCAGGGAATCGTTTAGGGACGTATTTCTTGATGTCAGTCCAATCGTCCGAGTAGTAGTAACCTTCAATCTCTCCGTCTTTATTGCATTTTTCAGCACGCAACAAGTTTACAGGAATATGATAAGCCTTAAGAATCTTATCGTGCTTATCGTTATAGTGTACCTGAATAGCAAACTGCCCGAATAACTTGCGGTCAAAAACAATCTTACGCAAACACTCCTTTGAAATCAAGGTCATCATTTGAGCGTACTCATTAGGTTTGCGGTTAGCATCCGTAGCTGACAACCCTTTTCCGTAAATCAAACGAGCAATGTTATTGATAATTGCGTTGTTGGTTGTAGAGTTCGTGTATCTATCAATCAAAAATTGGTAGGCATCATTAGATTCTCCGTAATCTACCCAAGCCTCACGCTTGCTCTCCTGAATAACGGGAGTAGTGTAAGCGGATAGATTTAAAACGTGTATGTTACTCATATACGATGTATGTATTTGCGGTTGTATTTGAAACGTACTCACCTGAATTTACCGAGAAGTTCACGATGTTTTGGTCAGTACAAAAAATTCGGTCTTTGTATACGATGTCAGTTCCTTGTTTTAGAACCAAGTCGTAGAAGTGTCCTTCTTTTAATGCGAAGGATGCAGTAATCGTGTTAACGTAGTCTCCTTGCGTTGAACTGGTGATTGTAATAGTTGCAGGTGTGTTTGTTTGGTCATCCGTTAGAATCATTGTATTGAATGAACCTCTCGGAATGAATGAGAACGTCTGCGGTGATGTAGATGTAGTTAAAACTATCATACTATAATAACGTTTAGATTTGGTTTTGTTTCCAAATAAAAAAAGGGAGACCGAAGCCTCCCCTTTAACGCTATGAAAAAACGAATTATACAGTAACGATAGAAGCAGTACCGAAAACGTCTCCTGCGCCACCTGCAAGACCTGCCTCGTTTGAGCAGTCAAGTAGATTTGCGTAGAGTTTTTCAGTTCCTACGAATGTAAGTGTGTAGCCGTTCAAATCACCCATTGCAGTTCCGTTAGATACGTTTGCAGTAGTGATTTCCATTCCGTGTTCTAAACCTGCAAGGAAGAATTGGTTATTGCGGTTTTTGATTACGATGTGAGGACGTCCGTAAGCCATCAACTTAACGTTTTTATGCGTTGTAGCATCTTGTTTTTTAAGTGTGACGGTAAGCGTCTGCTCTGCGAATGTAGTGCCATTCTCGCGGCTTGAGTTGTATACTTGGTCAAAAGAGTTTGTTCCTTTGAGTTCGTATTTGTATAATGATGTAACGTTAGCGATAGTGTCGATGGTATCAGTACCTGTAACATATGCAACGTCTACATTTGGGTCATAATCTCCGTAATTAACGAAATAGATAGCGTCGATACCACCTACTGCGTCTTTACATACTTCTAAACGACCATTTGCGACTTCACAAGACATATTTTTTAGATTTTAAATGTTATAAAAAAGGGAGGAGCGTATACCCCTCCCTCGTTAGTTTAAGTTAAGCTAATATTAGTTAGCAGAGTTTGTGATTCCGTAAGTAACAACGTCAGAAGCAAAACCGTATTTAGCATCAGCAGTAAAGCGCATGATTACACGAACATTTTGCGAACCATCAAGGTCACCCATATCCAAAACTTTAACTTCGTTCATGTCGTTCAACAAACCAGTTGCGAAGTAAAGGTTAGATTTTTGAGCAAGCAATGCAGTGTTGTTAGCAAGACCATTAGCCATAAATACTTTAACACCATCAAAGTAAACATCACCTAAAGTTTGGTTTGTACCTTTGTTGTCGTAACCATTAGCGCCTACACCTGAAGCAGCGAAGCCACCCAATGCACGAACATAAGCACGATAGATGTTAGAAGAAACGTAGAGTGTCAAGTCTTCTTTTCCGTAAAGGGCAGCAGGACAAGCGTCAACGATTTTACCAAGCTCGGTGATTACGTTAGCAGCAGTAACAGTAGTACCTGCAACTTCTTGAGCAGATGGCAAAGCAGCATCAGTAGTCAATTGTGTCATAATACCTGCGAACTGACCTGCAGTTGCGTTAACACCTTGCCAAATTGAAGTTTCCATACCTGCAGCAACTTTCTCGGCAGCGTGTGCGATTAAGAAGTCAGCGAAAGATTTAGGAAGAACATCAAATGCAGAGTAACCCATTTGAATGGCATCCCAATCTGAACGGAAGTCAGTTTTACAAAGTTGTAAGTTAACTTGGAAAGATTCAGGTTGAAGGATTTTCTCCGTCAAAGTGATAGTTGACGTAGGGTCGAAATCACAAGTAGCGTCTTTGATTATAGAATCAGTAGCAACGCGTTTGATAACTTGCTTGTATTTGACGTTAGGCATAACGGTGATACCGCCTTTGTCTAATGTTGGAGCAGACAATAAAGCTGCTGCGATGTACTTACCTGCGAACTCGCCCGCATAAGTTGTAGTCACACTGGTTGTAG